CTCCCTCCAGGCCCACAAGGGTATTGTGAACCAGGGTCTTGGACGTTCCAAGCGCATCCGCGAGCATCCCGATGAGGTTCGTCCGTTCTTGAGTGGACGAAGTCTCATCGAAGGTGACATCGAGGGTCGCATAGGCAGTCCGGACCGCCACCGGGATGGAAATCCCGTTAACGGTCTCAGTCTGAACAACCGGAACAGTAAGCGTCAGCTTACCCCGGAACTTCGACGCGGACTTCCGCATCGAAACCGTCAGCTTCTCTTCGCCGACGGGGACACCCGAATTGCTCACCACCAGGCCCGTGCCGTTCTGAACGTCACGGGGCTGGAAAACGTGAGCCACGGGGGTCGGAGTTGCTCGATCGTTGATCGAGATACTCTGAAGTGCAGGCATCTCACCTAGCTCCTATCTTCGTGATGTAAGCAACGCTAACGCGGTTGCCAGTCGTGTAAGAGAGGTAAAGGGCGATTTGTAGTAGAGTCTCGGAAGGGGGAATGACGTGAAAGTCACTCTCTTCCAACACTTCGTGTGAATATCACACGAAATGGGCGTACCTCCCCAGGAACCGGAATAGTTACTCCACTCCTGGTGAAGGGTCATTCTGGTATAAGTAGTCGTACTCATACCCTTAAACGACACCCCGAAGGATGCCGTTAATGCTTGCAGCACGTGACCGATTGGAAGGATCCAATCGATCAGGAAGCTGTAAGGAATGAGCTCCCACCCGAGCAGTAATGGGTTTACAAGACCCAACTGATCGAGTAGGAATAGCGCCGGACTCGACAACGTGCAATCACATCTAACGAACACACCATTGGTACGTTCGCCAGATATGTAGCACGTGCCTGCCCCCGAAGTTACCTTTTTCGGGAGCGGCTCCGGTTCCTCAAGTCTACGTGTGACAGTTATGAACTTGTTCTTATCGCGATTCTGTTGTTTCGCGAGCTCGAGCAAGAACATAATGTCCTGGATAAGAGGTTTCCAGCCGTAGATGTATTCCAACCAGTGTTGTGAAACACCGGCAGAATACTCACCAAACGTCCTAGGGACGTAGTTAGGTGATCCTTTGGATCCGAAGACTACGTCGGCTGAGCGCTTCCACTGGCCCCTACGGGCATAGTGAATGGCGCGACTCAACCTGATGACCGACCCTGCGAGCATTCCCAGGGTCTGATCAAGAGTGGCAAGGCTTTCCGCAAGGTTAGCCGAGTCTTCCTTGATCTTATTTACACACTCCACCTGCGCACGGTTGACGAGATTCGTCGAAGTACGCGGGATCTGATTACTGCTGGTAAGACAACCATAGTAAAAGTCGGTTGACTTGAACGAGTACCCCATTCCGCCATAGTGGCGGAGTATGGTAACGTCTCCAGTAGTGTAATCAAATGCACCTCCAGGGCGTAGTTTCGCAACGAAACCCTGAAAACCAGTAGGGGCACGCCAGCCGTTAACTAACGGCGACTTGCCTGATACAGGCTTTCTCTTCTCGGCAAAGTACCGAGTCTGAGAGTGAGGTACTGGATAATCGACACCGCTCACGATAGTGGCGGAGCCGAATGTGTAACTGGTCCGGATTCCCCAAGAGTTTGCGGAATCGGTGCCAGAAGGTTTGTTCCTCTTGTTGGAGGACTTACCCTTGTTGGTCATCATGGATCTCCGTTTAAAAGCGGAGCGTCACAAACACGAATGGTTGCCAACCATTGTCCGAAGACCACTGTCCCTGTTTAGGGCACAG